CTGGCTCTCCCTGCTTCTGGGTCGAAGAGGTATTCTCCACCCTCTTCCTCTTCTTCTTGTATATTGTCATTCATTTGCCTGTGAAAAACAGCCTCTAATACAGCGTTCATAGAGCGTCTTATTCTCATGGGCATATTATCTCCTCAACAATGGTAAATCGTATCCTCGCTAATTACTTTGATGTTTTGTGGCTTTATGTGCATCGTAGTGAACAAAAGCCCCTTGTCATCAGGCACAGGTATTGCTAAATCAGTTATGAAGTAATCGTCTGCAATGATTCTCAAACTTGGGGTTGTGCCAGAGCCCGTTGATACCGGCTTTGTAAAGTGCAGCATGATAGTGCCCCCGGTTGCACCAACAGTCCCACCACGCTGTATGTGAGTTCTTAACTCATGGTAAAGAGCAGCATCTTGTAAAGCAATAGTAACTTCCATATCGAAGTTTTCTTTCCCCTCTCTAATTATTGATGCGTTACGAGTGCCGCCATAAGGAATTTGCTTCGTGCTTAAATTATCAGAGTTTACCGTTTCGGCTATCGGGTTGCTTTGGATAGTGTGGAAAACTTCTACACCTGTCTTACCCTTTAACTCAAATGCACTAACGAATCCTAAGTTTTGGTCAAAAGCGCTGATTGTCCCGTTGTAAAACATAAACGGTTTTTCTGAGCCTTTTGCTATACCTGATGCCTTTTTCTCAGCCAGACCTGTGGCAATGTTTTGAAACATACGATTAGCAGTGTATCTGTCTCCCTTGTTAGCGCTTTCTAGTCTACCTGTATCAGTATAACAAGAAAGAGCGTCGAATACAGCACGATACTTTAGTTCGGCGTCTACAGTGCTAGTCAATTCGTATTCAACTATCTTGCACCCTTTGAATATTCTAGTCAACTGTTTGGTGTCTCCGGTAGAGCCGGGCGCTATCGTAGTCTCGTTAGCAGCGTTGAATGAACCTAGGTCCCTAGTCCTTACACTGTGTTCTATAGAAAAACTTGGCACAGTTTCACCAGAGAACAGTAATCTTCTAACAGGGTTGAGTATTTTTTTATTAGTTCCTACATGAGGGCTACCAAATGGTTCTGGAGATAGAGTTCCATCATCTTGTCCATCATAGTATTTTCTAAGTTCTATACTGTCAGAAGTCGTGTGTTCAAACTGCCATCCGTCGTCAACATAAATACGAAAGCCTCCAGATATCTGTTCTATTGCACTTATTCTTCTACATTCACTACTTTCTGCCCACTCAAAGTGATGAGCGTCTGATGATAAGCCTGCACCGTTTGGCCAGTAAATATTGCTACTGGCCCCTGAATCTGGCGCTTTGTAAGTAGTAGTTGGAACTAGTGTGCTATCTTTGATAAGTAAGTAATTACCTACTGCGGCAGTGGCACCTTTTATAGTAAGGCTAGCAACATCAACATGGCTTTGACCCGGATGTATATTTTTCAATGGATTTACCGCAGAACCAGAAGATGCGGTTCCACAGGCTGTCTGGTCAACAACCTCTCTACCAAGACTATAGTAAAGCCACTTTGGACTATGTAGCGGCATTTCTATAGAACCGCCCATGTGATGGACTTTTCCTGTTTGTTGAACTGCGACTTGTCTACCCAAACCAACTACATGATAACTGTGCAAATCTACCTTAGTGTCAGGTAATGTCATGAACGAAGCCAAGCCTAGGAAGCCGTCTATCAAACTAGATTCCTTTGTATCAGAGGCATTTGCATGCAACACGGTTTCGTTGTTTCCAGCAACTGTTGGTAGCCCTGTCGAGTGAAAGAATATACTGTCGCCTGTTCCACTATTGATGGTCGGCTGAGTAAGAGCGGGAACTATTTTTATTTTAGTAACAGAGTCAAAAGTGTGGTCTATGATTGTATAGAGTCTACTTTTCATGTCGGTGTAGTAAAACAAAGAGAAATTGTTTTGACCAGATGCAGTAGAGTGGAATGACATCTTTTGACCGATTAACATACCTACGGGTATTTTCAATGCAGCCTTGGCGCTTTCAAACACACTAGCGTTGCCAGATGCTGTTCCAGCAAACACTATCTCAGTATAAGTCCGGCCAGAGTCAGTTGTCGCTGTCCATGTGCATGGTTCATTGTGCTCAATCATCAAACTAGTCTCATGTCCCATGACAACCTCAGAGACATCACCTTTGAAATGAGCACCAAAACTCACGGTATCAACTCCGCTAGTATAACTACTTCTACTTGGAATGTGTGTCTGAATAATTTCTTAGTTCGGTCTGATAAGTCAGTTCTTGTTTTGAGAACCATACGGTCAAAGTTGATGCCGTCGCCTTTGCGATTTACATGGATGACTCTTCTCATTTCGTTTTCCATTTTTCGCAATCTTGAACGACCCCTTGATGTTCTCATATCTATTGTGATATTATAACGAGTGGTTACAAAATTATACATCAAATCAGGCACTTCTTCGTTCTGCGCTGTTTCGTAACACAGTATGTAATCGTGTCTCTGCAAATCAACACGCTTCCCTCTCTCAGGCGTTTCGTTGGCAATATCTACAATTATTGGTTTTACATTGTCAGTATTGCCTCTGTTCCAACCAGCGCCTGTCCCAGCATCATGATTGGCTGTGAGTATGTCAATGACGGTTTCAAGTGGCTCTTTGAATGTAGCAACCATTAGGAGAACACCACCACTTCTTTGTAGCGGGCTAACAGTTCTTCTGCTTCTTTTCTAAACAATTGAATCTTAGAACCTAAATCCACATTTTGCCCGCCCTCCGGTATCAAAACGCTACGGTCATCTGATAGCAACAAGTCAGCCGCTACCATCTTAGTAGCAGCCTCTTCTATGGCTTTTTCAAGATATCTTTCACCATAGATGTAAGATACCTTGACAGAGTTGTGCTCAAAGAAAGGATAGGAATTGTTAAAGTAAATTATACCCATCTCTGCATCTAACCACCAATCACGCAGTCTTGCTTGGTCACCACTAGACGAACCTGCTTGTAGGTCCAATTGAAATTGATGCTGAGTTATAGTTCCTGCGATTGCTCCTAAAGTGCCTGTCACTGCTGCACATCCTGTAAAAGTTGTAGCAGTTTTTGCTGTATATCTGAATATATCTCCACTAGCGTCTATGCATACGCCTGAATTGAGAAAACCGCTTGTTGAATCTACGGCGATTGTTTTAGAACCATCTGATTCTGTAGTGAGACTAGCAAATGTAGCAGTTGCTGTTGAAGTCTGTGACAAATCGATGCCACTAGATGCTACAATAGAACATTTTTCTCCACCTTTAGTCTGCCTCATGCTCGTAACTTTGAGTTGTCCATTACCGTAATCAGCATTAGCCGAAGCAAGAAACTCGTTGTGAACTGCGATGTTAGATGTAGAGCCTTCGAGTGTGAATGCTGGAGCAAACTCTACAGCAGCCTTACTTACCCTATCTTCTTTATTAATCAGGTCGGCTAAGTTTTGAGCAGCAGTGACCTTGTCAAAATCCTTTCTCCAAGTAGTCGAGGAAGTTCCTATTGAAAGTAAAGCAGAACTACCGTTACCGGGTGAAAGTGCAATATTACCATCAGTCGTAGTTAAATCATCAGGAAGTGTTATACGAACCTCTGCTCCGCATATCTCTCTGTAATCTTCGCCTTGCCACATTTCTATTCTTAGCATCTGTTGGACATTCCTAAACAGCAATGGCGTAGTTCCGACATAATCAGTAAAGTATCGGCGCCTGTATGGTTTGTATGTATCAAAATTAAGATACTCTGCCGCTACAAGATATGGCCTCCAAGCGTTGTGAGTATAGTTGTCTATACGGTCTTGAACTTCCTTAATTCTGGTTTCGACTATTGACTTTTTCATGCCACGAGTTTTGCCGTTAGTGAACGAGGCTTGGTTTTCGACAAAGGTGTTTGCGGCTGTAGTAAAATTGCCGTGAGTAAAAGATGTGTCGGTGACCAACTTGACTCCACTAGCGCCGCCGTTTGATGTAGATGTAATGTTCAATTCTACGCCTAAAGGGTCTGTATCGCTGTAAACAAGCACTGTGTCTCCGGCGCTAAATCCTACATTTCTAAAATCGCCACCAGTGACAAACACGCCATCAGACACAGAATTAGCGCTAGCCGCCACCGCTTCACTAGGTCCAATACCAAGTAAGTCTGCTACCTTTTGGGCAGTAGTATAGACTATTGCATCAGGGTCAAGAGGGCGAGTCTCAGGCTCTCCGGGTGAAAATACTACAGGCATCTGTCATCCCCTTAACTAAGCCATGACACGATACATGATTAAATCTACTGCTCTTTCACTCCTAGATTGAAGTCCATTTGTTTGCCGCATGTCCTACACTTATCGACCCAACAGAAGTAAAGCATACCGCAATGTTTGCATCGTGTGCCGCTACCAATGTTCAGAACATCGCCAGCATTCTTGTTACGGTTACGCTGCTTCATAGTAAACCCAGCAAGTGGGTTATCTTCGTTGGTTCTAATGGATGCACCATATGATTCGTCTAGCCTGATACCACGCTTTTGTAAACGCTTTATATCGTCAAGGCCAAGATTACCAAACGATTGCATGTCTGCTCATCACGCTTTGTAAATGATTACCAAATAAGCGTTTCCTAGAACATTAAGCATTTCTATACCAACAATGGTGTCGGCTGTGTTAGCATCTGTTACAGCATCAAAGCCTGCATCCAAAAGAGTCTGAATAGCAGTTGCTCCTGAAAAGTCACCCGGTGGTAAAGGACCAACGACTTTTGATTTTAAGTTACCTAGACTTGCACTGCCCATTTAAGACACCTCACTGGGTGAATCAAGCCCTGCTACCCAGAATAAAAAATCTACCTACATTCTTAAGATTAGTATTAGTAGCAGAATCGCTTCCATGACTAAATACCACTCTTTTGTTTGTTTCATCTACATTTACAGTAAAGTCACCGGACTTAAGAGTTATCGCCCCGGTATTAGGTCCGAATTTTCTGAGCACTGTGTTATCAGATACATCGTGAAGAAGTTTTCCAGTGAATGGTATAGTTGTTGCGCCCAAGTTGGTCAAACCGTTTGTCCCTATAGTTCCCAATCTTTTCAATACCCCTGAGTCTTCAAAATAAACATCCTCTTGATTGTTAAAAATCGTGCGAGCATCTGTAGTTTTGACAGTTATACTGTTTGCGCCTGCGGTAAAATTACCGTCAACTACAACGCCCGTAGAGAAAGTAGATAACAAGTGTCCACCCGCTGCAAGCACTGTGCCTAGTAGACCGTCATAAGAGATACTACCGCTTAATCCGGTGTTATCTCTTGGGTCAATTGTTCCTGTTATCATAAGTAAATCACCTAATACATGCGGTCTTGGGTCTATTGTTATCGGCATTATTCTTCAACTCCGTCTGTCTTTACGATAGTGTCTTCTGTTATAGTTTCTTCTACAACTTTTTCTGCTACAGACTCAAGAGCGACCTCCTCAACCACTGGCTCTGGAGCCGGTGGATTGAGTGTGGTCTTTACTTTGTCCAAGAGTTTTGCTTTAGTAGCATACCCTGTTACAGTTACTCCTTTGTCTTTCAACCAACCTGTAATATCTTTCTTAGTCCAGCCTGAATCGGGTAGTCCGTCGTTTCCTTCGTCTGCTGTGATACCTTCGTCGCCTTCTATGATTAGATTCTTAGGACCCTTTTGTCTTGCCCAGTGTCTGTATTTGTTAAGCCACTCTTGGGAAACTTCTCTAACTTCGCCACGATACATTTCTGTGTCGTCTCGCAATTTGAGATAAGGGTTAGAACCTATGTAGGTTATCTTGGGCAAGTTTCCTCACCTCAAGCCACTATCATCAAACAAGTTACTAATGCATCGGATGTTCCAGTTACCTTGAAAGTCGCTACACCGCTAGCGCTGATTGCTTCTTTTAGTGTCACTCCTGCTGCTGCCGTAGAGTTGTCACCTACGATTACTGCCTGAATTCTCGATGCATTACCAGATAAAATCAGTGTCTCATTGTTTACTAACCCTGTGGTAAATCTTCCCATAACTAGTTTAAGTCCCTTTACTGCGTTTCCATCGGTGTTAGAGGCGTTAAAACCTGCTAATGAACCCGGATAAGAACCACCTGCATTTCCATCCAACCAATTTGTATCATCGACTGGTGTCCCTGCATATAGGTCTAAAACTAAGTCTTCTGTGAAAACTGCACTGTTCAAAGTTGTATATATAATTCCGCTTGCTCCTGTTGTTGCTGCCATATTTAATCATCTCCTAATATTTTTTTCTCCATCATTATCCTCATTGTAGGTCACGGATTGAACCCATACCTCCAAAGAAAGTTGTCCATACTTCACCCATGGTTCGGTAAAGTCCTTCCTGACCCAATCTGTTGATTGCGAATGGGTCACCAGTTTCGATACCGGACTCAAAGTATTGTGTAGGTTTAGCAGTGCTGTAGTAGATGTAATCAGTGTCTAGCATGTAAATTCTGCTAATACCGTCAGCCTCCACATCCTTGGATGGGATAATTGGAACACCGTTGTAAGTAGCCACGATAAATCCTGCTTCCATACCCGGAACACCCTTCACACCGTTGTAAGTTGGGACTACTCTCTTCTCTTCCATGAACCTCTGTTGGCTCTGCAATAGTTGTTGAAGCCTCATCAAAGTATCATAGCCCATCAGCATAACCTTTGGATTTCCACCTCTCTGCCAAATCTTCCTGAATAATTCATCAAAATGGTCAAGAGATAGAACTCTGTTAGTAGGAGTTCCAGAAACACCGTTAACCGACATCTCAGCGTTAGCCCATGATGCGTTAGCCTCACGGTCTATTGAATAGATATCTAAGTCAGTTGCTGCACTGATGTGACCTGTTCCGTCTGCAATTGCACTTGTGCTGGTAGTTAGAGAGCCAGCGTGAGCAGCGGTGATTCGGTCAAGCGACTCGATATCATTACCTGCTGGGTTGTCAGCGTCTCTAAGTAGCATCTTGTTAATCATCTCTGCGTGGTGCTTACCCATTTCCTCTTTCAATACTGAGCGAATGTCACCTAGACCGTCATCCTTGTCGTTAAGGAAGATTGCTACCTCAGACATATCGAATGAATGAGCGATGGTTTTTGGCTTTGCTGCAACATTTTGGAAAGTTGGTTTTTGGGTCTCTGGTAGAGTGCCATTCTCTGCAATTCCACCGCCAACGGTAGCAGAAGGCTTAGCGGTTACTACACGCCATCCACTTCTGTCCCATGGCTTCTTAGGTAGGATAGAGAAAGCGTTGAACTCTTGGTTCAACTGACTCCATACTTTTCTACCGTAGATTGCTTGGTATGTTCCTGCTGTTGTGCTCAATAGAGGAGCATCTGCTTTCAATAGTTCTGAACCTGTGTAGGAATATCCCATGCTTTGTCCAGCACCGTAGTAGTAGCGCTCCATATCATTTACTGTTCTCATATAATTTCTTGCCATTCATATTCCTCCTTAGTTGGTAAATACACTCCCTGCGAGTCGGTGAACTTCATCCCAACTCATGCTTCCAAGTGCCTCAGTAGATGGGATTTCTACATTGGCCATATCACTACTCTTACGAATCGGTGATTCTGGAGCAGCACTGGAAATGTTGTCTATTCTGTTACTCAAGTCAGACAGAGCCTTTTCGATGTTAGCAAGTGGTGTTCTTGCATCGAATGAAGCCGCCTCTCTTGCGTTTGCTTCTTGAGTAAGTTCTTTGTTTAGCCTGTCAGCGAATACGCCGCTTAGGTTGTGCTTGAATTGTTCTTCAAGAGCCGCTGCTTTGTAAACTTCGTAGGCTGCCTCTACATCAGTAGGAGAGACTATACTTGGGTGCAAGTAGCCTTTTGATACTGCTCCAGCGCCGCCTTCGCCGCCACCAGAGTTTAGTTTACCAACTGCGTTAGTAGAAGGAGAGCCGCCTTCTTGGGCTCGACCCTTTACTTGTCCACCGAAGTAATCAGCACCGTCACCAATTTGTTCAGGTGTGCTTCCTAGGTTAGCCTTGGAGATTCCGTCGAAGTGTGCACGAGCACCGCCAATGTCGACACCCTGAGATTTCAGAGTGCTTTCCATCCAATTTAGATATTCACTAGAAATGATATCAGAGTATTCTTCACCCTTTGCCATTTCGCCATGCATACCTTTGTGGTCAGCGCCATACATTTTTTCATCTTTATCTTCATCAGCCATTTCTTTCGCCTCGTCTTTCTTATCTTTTTTGTCTTCCATGTGTTCTCTAAGACCCCTTGGCATGGCTTTGTCATCCATTTCTTTCGCAAGTTCGCCCTTCTCCATTGCGTCTAGGCGGCCATTCAGTCTGTCTAACACACTTGACAATTCTGCCATTGTATCTGTTTCTGTCATATCAATATCCTCCTTCAATATACGGAATGTCGCCTCCGGGTTAATACCTTTTTCGCAAATAGTGACCTCATGTAGTTCCAGTTTGGAGATTTCGGTGTAGTCGCCATGACTAGCATCACTCTTTCGCATTCTCTTGAATGCTTGTCCTCCAATACTGAAACCTCTAAGGGCCCCTTTGCGAATTTCTTTGGCAACTTCTCTTGCCTTTTCTATGTCATCTCTTAATTTGATGACTACAAACATACCAGCATCATCGACGCCGGACTTCCACACTCTGCCATCAGAGTCAGTATAATGTGGAATTACTTCTCCAACCTGTATGTTAGAGTGTGCGAGTTGAACATTTCGATAACCGTCTGCTTTCATAAAGTCGCCAAAAGCATTTTTCAAAGCGCCTCTGGTAATCAAATCTCCTTGCTTGTCTACCATCTCAACAGATGCATATCCAGCGATTACCAAGTCGTTATCAGCCTTGATTAAATTGATGCTACCATTGTGAGTAACCGGGGAGGTTCTCAACATCAAACTGGCTGTCATCGTTTCTATAGACATCCCTCATACTATTTAACTAAGTATGGAAAACAGCAGAGTCGTCTGTTATTTCTACAACACCACTCTCTGTGGGCACAGTCATGTGTTTAGGCTTGTCTTTTGACTCAGTATCTTCATCTATAGAAGATTCTTCTTCCATGTCTCTTACATCATAATCGGGCATAGTCTTCTTGTCATGTAAATTAGTAGGCCCCATGGGTGATTCTATAGGCGTGGCATAATCAATGCCGAGTCCCATGGTGCCAGTGCTAGACTGACCTACAGCCCCTACCCCGCTCTTGAGAAGTTTCTCAACCAATTGTAAACCTTTGACTAACACTTTTTCCTTTTCGTGCTTAGACCACCATTCAGAATCCCTAATTTTTCTTGGGGGCGTTAGTGGTTTACCATCGCCCTCTGTTTCATGAACTTCGGCTTTATCTTCTTGCTCTTCGGCGGGAGCGGCTATATTCACATTGGCTTTGAGCAGCGCACCCGCAACAGGTGCCCAGTAAGGTCTTTGACTTTCGGACATACGAATCAAATAACTATTGGAAGCCAACGGACTATGTGCTGTCCAAGACTGACCCGACTGTGTGCATTTATACACGACATCGCCTTGAGGCATAACGACCCTTATACCACTACCTGTTCTATAGACTTCACACAACCACTGCGAGCCTTCTGACTTAGCAAGTAGACTCAATGTTTCTTGGCTAACCAAACCCTCACCCTCAGCCTCTTCTTCAATCTTAGAACCGGTTACGGTAAACAATTTTTGACCTTCGGCTGTTTGTGACTCACCTACATTACTGACATTAACTCTGACATGGTCACCCTCGTTGTATTTTTCTTCACTGTCAAAAGCAGCGCCAACATCCATGTAGATGTCACCATCAGATTCTACTGCCCTATCACCTAACTCTTCGTCTTTAGTAATTGGACCAGTGCCTAATCGATAAGTGTAAGGACCATTGCCTCTTCTTTCTAACACTCTAAGCACGACATCATTACCCGGACTTAGCAAAACCCACTTAGGGTGGCGTAGTTCACCAGCCATGTAAGTAGACTTTGCATCACGAAGTAACAACTTTTCATTCTCTTTCTGCAAGTCTTCTACTGTAACTTTAAGGCCAGCATCATCTGTAAGTCTAGTATCGCTAGCACTAGGAACATGCACATTTTCAACACCATCCAAACCACCTCTAAGTATTTTAATTCGGTCATCTATCGGCACATCATGCACTTCTTTGTCATCATATTTGAGAACATCAAAGATATAGTAGCCCTCTTCGGTCTTGAACACATCTAAGTGATAATCGTTATCAGTTACTTTCTTGAAGTTGCTCTTGTCTTCATCTGACAAAGTAAAATTGGTCGAAGTAATTTCATCATCCTCTTTCTTAACAAAGCCTCTTTCACCTTCTGGCATAACAGATACTATCCAGTCGCCTGTAAAACCACGCAGATGTTCGAGGTCACCCAAATCAAAAATACGATGCATCGGTTGTAGGATAGGAACGCCTTTACCTATCTCTTTGCGGATAATGTCAGGATTAGTAAGTGTTGCTAAGTTAGCATCTGACTTAGCAATCGTGTTAGTTTCGTTCCTATTATTCTTAAACTGAGCAGGCATATGCTCTTGTTGAAGGAAAAGAGGCTGGTTCCAATCAGTTCCATATAAAACATCAGTCAAACCTGCTCCCCTCCATATAGCCATTGTCGGTTGAACTAACCTATCTCGTATAGGTTCAGGCAGTGGGATTATATCTATCTTCCCGTCTTTGCCTATCTTATAGTCGAAAGTAACAGGAACATTGTGACCAAACTCCATCCGATAAAGCGGTGCATTGTAAGTCGAAGCCACTATGTTGTGAGCATTCGGCCCAACTGGTTCTATCGGTTTAGTGACTCGACCACTCAGTCTAGCGGTGACTGCGGCAGGAGCAGCGCCCGGCTCGATAAACGGGTCACTATAAATCAAAGAATCAAGAGTTTGTTGTGCTCTGTAAGACTTACCAGTGCTTGCGAAATGCTTACCCTTTCTATAAGATTCACCGTATTTTTCAGCGTGTTTGTCCTGTAACATTCTTTTGGTATCTTTGTCTAATACTAGACTAGCATTAATCATCTTTGCTTTGAAATTTTTAATATCATTTTGAACCTTATTACGCTTAGGGCCAGTAGATGCTTTACTTTCTAATTCCTGCAAAGCGGCTAATTTTTCTTTGAAGTAGTCATGCACCCTTTCATCAGGATTGACAGCGTGATGTATGTCGAAACCCATTTGATAATTTCTTTCGTCGACACCAGCCTTTTCTGCACCACCCATACCTCTTCTATGTGGCACTAATGCATTTCTTAAATTGTTAACCATGGTAATTAAATTACTAGCATCTTCATTGTCAAAACCCCTAGTCTTCCTCATTTGTTCAAGTGTCGCACCAAAGTCAGCATCTGGCGTATCAAAATGATGCTTAGCAAAATTACCAATTGTCTGTATAGGCATACTGAAATTCAACAATTCCTCGTTTAGTCCTTGTTGCTGTAAATCGTTTATGTAGGGAGATATGATGTCTTGATAAAAATGCCTCATAGTTTCCTGAGTGTGGTAATCTTCTGGGTCCATTCCTAACTTTTCAGCCAATCCCCCTAAATATCTATCAAGGTTATTGTCACCACCTGCTCTAATAAAATCCTGTATACTAAAGACAACATCACTATTATGGGCAAAGTCCTTTGCTTTTTCTGCAATCGGGTTCATATTCTCATTCATTTCTTTTTCGCCGTATTCGTCTCTGGATGTGAGTGAACTCAAGCCGTGTGCTTCTGAGGGGGCTTGATGAAAATAATCATTTAGCATTCGAGCAAACTGTCTTAGGTTACCCTCGATTATGTCAGGGGGCAGACTTCTATCAAACAGTTCTGGAAACTCAGCGGCTTTTTGCTTGGCTAAATCTGCATAGGCTTGGTCATCAGCCTCTAACTTTTCTAGTAACATTTTGGTGCCTTCTGGCATCTTGTCACCAAACATCTTAGGCTCAAGTGTAGGAATCATCGACAACTGTTCTTCCAAATCCATAAGTTTGTTTTCGATTATTTGATTGGCTTCACCCTCTTCTTGAGAGGCGGCGTTTTCTAGTCCCTCTATCTGGCGCTTAAGGTTATCAGCCCTTACTTTGTTAGCACGACTTCTGTTAACATAGTCCTCACCGTATGTTAACGGTAAGTAAACATCTTCGTTCATCGGTCTATGACCATCGTGAACTTGGCCTATCTCTACAGGTGTGCCCGGAGGACCAGCAAGATGTTTGTGATGCGCTATCAAGACTGCATCCTTACCAGCATCCTTTTCACGAGCAGCAGGGTCGTGACCGCCTCTGAAAGTAAACGGATTGTGAGTTTTAAAATGACCTGTTATTTTACCTTCTAATTTATCTCTAATATCACCTTGTTCTTTATCAGTCGCCTCTGGCGAGTCAACTACTGCTTCATATTCATTTAGATGTAAGTTAGTGACCGCTGGATTGAGTGACTGAGCGTGTCGAGAAAAGAAATTGTTAGTTCCTACATTTTTATTGAAGTGGTTAGGAAAACCAGCAGAATGGATGTTAATTGCGTGTTCGGGGTGGGCAAAATCTACCTGTGCTTTGTCGCTAAACTTAGAATCAACAACCTCTATTGGTCTAGGTAAAAACGGCGCAAATGCGCTTTTAGTATTGAATGTAAGGTGTTCGCCTCCATCGCTATCTTCATGTAATCTTCTATGTTCAAGTTTACCTGTATTAGGATTCTTCATAAAGAACAGGCTTTGTTCATACCCTTTGTTATCCATAGTCACTTGGTCAGCGGGATAACCGTCGTCATAAGGTCCAACTTTTTCTTCTCCAGCCCGCATCTGAGCGAAAGCCTGTTCAAATATATCTAACTCTTCTTCCTCTTCACCCTTGATGTCGGTCTTGAAATGATTTTTACCGTGAAGCAATGTAGCCTGATGAAGTAACTCAAACAACAATTGTGGATTCTTATTCAGTCCACCAACCTTGAAAGGAATACCCCAGTAAGTCGCTAAGGAATCGTTGCTCGTTCCACCCTTAGTGTATTCGGAGTCAAAGTCTTCTTCATCTATGTGAGGAGCATAATGTATGCTAGCCTCTCTCCTACCTATCTTGCCTGCAAATATATTACGAGTTCGGTTTATTCTTTCTCGCATTATCTTGTCAATTTCCTCTTGAGTGAACGGGCCTTCTTCTGGGTTCCATCTGTC